AAGTCCCATACCCATTCAACACTTTTAGAACGGCCTTAGTTCGGTTGATTTTCTCAACTCGGAGTTGTTTACCCTTTAACTTAGGGTGATTAACACTCACATTAGCACCAATGTAAAGTTCTTCTTTGACGTTAAGTGCATTTTCACTTTTCTTAATCTTAATCACTTCAACTACTTTGTTGTTTAACACTCGTAGTTGTTCGATACTCAACTGATTTAATTCTTGATAGGTCATAATTTTTATTTTTTATTTTTTATTATCGTGGTAACATCCCCACATCAACAGTACTAATATAGTGATTAATATTGAAATCACCAAACTTTTAATGTTAAGAAATTGTTAAAGTTTAGTAACCTATGAATTCAAGTTCAACTGAAGGAACTATACCTTTTGTTACTCCATAGGGGTACTCTTCGTTTAACCAATAGTTTTCAACCATCCCTAACTCTCTAAGAGACTCATTGTAGATGTCTTCCATCTCAAACCCAATACCATATCCACTTGGACAAATCACGGAAGCAACGTCTCTTAGAAGTTCCTCGTTTTCAGTTTTCATAGCATTGTTCAAAGCCAACCTCAACTCAGCTTTCATCAAGTCGGATACTTTCTCATTGTGGTTGTACATTTCGGCATTCCATGGTTTCGTGATTTCGATACCATATTTAATTTCTTTTACTTTCATAACTTATCTATCTTTTACATAGTAAAGATACGAAAATTATTTGGATATACCAAATTTTAATGTTAAGAAATTGTTATTATTTTAAGAATTCTGAATAGTTAGTGATGTAGTTTGAAAGTCCTTTTATGGTTTCATTACCTAACTCTATCTGCTTGCGATTTACAAAGTCAGCGTTGTCTACCAATTTCCATCTAACTTCTGTTTTTTTATAGAACTCGGTACTAATAGTAGAATAAACATCTTTATTAACTTCAGTGATTATATCATTAAAATGACGTTTTACAAAATAACGAATAAAGTAACCATTTACATAATCCGATTCTATTGGTGTTGAAATACCATACACAGCAAAGTTGAAACTAACATCAAGCTTATTTAGAGAATCGTATTTAAATTTTTCAGAATTATCTATAAGTGATAGGTCAACATACTTTATTAATTTTTCAGATACACCTTTTAAGTAAACTCCTTTAGTAAAGACCTCACCAGTACTATATGTATGGTAATCACCAACATATTCAGTACCATCAGGCGACATCCACTCCTTACCTTGAGTGTAAAGTCCGTTTTGAATTTGACCTTTGGGATAATATACTTTTAATCGTTTGGCCATTATTGAGCATCCAATTTTAAGAATCCAGTAAAGCTTGTTTCCCAATTACCTTGTCCATCAAAGCTATGTTCCATTTTACCTACACAAAAATATTTACCTGCGCCGATGTATTTTGCAGGTAACCCATCGAAACTAAATGTATCACCAATATTTGTACCCCATACACCATAACAAGTTACAGATAAGTCAATCATGTATCTGTAACCGGTATCAGTACCAGTTGGAGCTGGTTTATTACTTATGTATGACTTCATAATATCTTTAAGGCCTTGAGAACGTTCCGCTGATAACCCTGTACCTAATTCTTCTTTTTTCTTTTGAATGTCATCCAATGTTATTTGTACAGGTGGTGCTGTTGTTTCAAGATTGGGACCACAATCGTTATATAGATTATCAAACGCGCCTTTAGGTATCTCCCCCCCACGATTTGATACCAATGCTGCTGCGGCCATGTCAGAATCCATATTTGATGATAAGTTGACTGATTTTAAAACAGAACCTAAGTCGTGAGTTTTAAACGTATAAGCGGCACTGATACCCTTTTGGTGTTCTGCTCTTTCATTTACTATTAAAAATTTATTAGAGTTCTTAAACCCATCATTGTATATTGTTAATGGATATAACCCACCAGTTAAATCTTTAATTGTTGCGCACAAAACTCTTAGAAAATTATTTACACTACTCTCACCCTTTGCATCTTTATCTTCCTTTGCTCTTTCAACCAATCGGTCTATGGTAGTGTTTATCAAATCCAACGATATCAACATATCTTTTGCATTACCATCAAAGCCAGTTCCGGTTGCTAAATTATTTTTAATACCATCATTGAAGGTTGTAGCCGCGGTTTCACCATAAGTTGCCATATCACCATCTAATAATAATTTCGATGGGTCAGCTGACGCAAATTGTGGTATGAATTTTCCTTTTGCATCTCCAAACCCCCATTTGAATCCACTATTAGAATGTGCGGTATTGATGACATCAATCAATTCACTAAATTTTACGTATTTAACAAACATATCATCAAAGTCTACGTTTACCATCCCCAATATTTTAAAATCTGCGCCAGATTTTGTTTGTATATTAGCTACGGCATACCCACCACTAAGTTTTGCTTCACCATCCGGTACAAAGTCCTTGGTGCCACCCTTTTGTATGACACTCGACTCCTCATACTCTGGAAAGGCAGTTATAAATCTATTGTTTAATTCACTTGGAATGTTAAATGCCGTGATATCGTTATCTTCTTCATCTTTAATTGTAGTACCTGTTCCGGCTAATGTTTGGTCCATGGCTAAAACAGCAGAGAATCTATTTTTACCAGTTAGTTTCAGATTACATGAGTAAACGCCACTTGCATCCATTGAAAATCCAAAGTTATATACGTTTGCCGACATTGATGCCCCAAAACCTAACCCCTTGTACCCAAATGATAAAGTAACACCATTACCTACTCGGAAAAATGCCGATTCATATGTTGCGAATTGACTTTTTGAATAACACTTGAATGATACATCAATATCAAATAGAGCGGAATCTGAAACATCGTTCGAACCATCATTGTTTATTCTAACAGATTCTAATAATGGTTTAGCTGGCACATCACGTGAACCATCTCTACTTATTAAAGAATTATACTTTTCAGAAGAATTTAGTGGGTTATCACCAAGGGTTACACCAGAAGCAGGAGAACATAAACCTGCATTGTTAGTACCATTGGTTTGTATACTAATATACGCGTATTTTCCATAATTCCATATTTTCGAATTATCATCTGCATTTGGATTTTTTATATATTCGGATATTTTACCTAAATTACCACTTGCGCCGAAACTTGCTCTTGAAAATACTCCCATAACTATTAACTATTTAATTGGTTGTACGCATTTACTATTTGTTCTATACTTTGTGGTATTCTTAATTGTTTACCAATTGGTACTACAAAATCACCATTACCAATATTATTTGCTCTTGCTATAATCCACCAATACGATGATTTATTATAATACTTATAAGCTAACGTATCCAATCTATCACCTACCATACCTATTATGTATATATCACTATTTTGTGGTTCTATAATAGGTAATTTTACAGTAGACTTAAATCTACGGCCGGTTTTATCTTTACGGAGTTCTATGTCATCATATCTATTCATAGTTTAAACTAAATTTATTGCTGTACCCTGCCCAAGGTCATCTCCGGAAGATAATGGAGCAGAAGGACCATCAAGTGGTGGTACAAAGTCGTATAAGTTAGGAGTACTGTTTTCACTGTGAACTGCGTCACCTACTAATGTGAGTCCAACTGAAACGTCTACAAATCTTGGGATGGTTATATCTTTTCTAATGTCCCAAGATACTTCATCGGACATTGTATACGATAGTGATGTTAACAACGAATTGTGATTTTTCCATAAATCACCCAATGTAAAACTAAGAACTCTTCCACGATAACCAGTACTACTCCCATAAAATGGCATTGCGAAGGTTGCTAATTGTTTTAACTTTTCCCACATTGGGACTAATTCCGCTTTCGAGTACGCCATTACTTTAAAATTAAATGATAATGTTCTTTCGAATTCAGTCATCATATAAGCTTTATCAGCTCTACCATTTGGCTTTTCACCATTCCACGATGGTGAGAATGTTTCGGTAATTCCACTAACAGTTCCTCTAAATTGACATAGATTACTACTATTGGTTTTAAATACCAGCTTAACGATATCATCTAATTCAGCATCACCTACGTTTGCCGTACCAATCGTATCAAGTCGGGTCTCTGATAAACGTTCTGCATTTGTTTTGAAGGTTTGTCCGAGGCCGTATTTTGTTATTAGATTATTTGCGGTATAATCATCACCAGCTACCGTGGCAGAATCAATATTATAATTACTATCTTTTAGATTTCTAAAATCACCTTTGTAATCTGATGGATTGTCACCATTTGCTATTTTAGCTATCGTACCATATGATACTGCTTCGTAATCTTTTATATCATTACCAGGACCTTTAGTTTTACCATCAGATTTATACAATCCTCTTTTTTCAAATACATCATCGATTGGAATTGGTGAGGCTTCTTGGGTTTGTTTAGCTAATGTGGTTTTAGTACCATCATCATTTGCTCTAAGACTATCATTTATTTGGAATTCATAACGCTTTTTAGCAAAAAGAATCGGATTATCTTTTTTCGTTTTAGCATATGGTGAAGTCGGTCCTATTGAGAATCGATTGTCTATTCCGATATATGCGGTTGTATTACCATATCGTGTACCACTATTGTCAAATGTATTAATGAATCGATTTGTTATACTTGCACCAATTCCATAAATTGAATCAAATCCACCTTTAAGGTCTGTCCTCAATGGAAATACATCGTTACGAATACCTTTTAATCGGAAAAGGGTATACAAAGTTCTTAATGGGCTTACATTTATTGAAGCATTGGGATTATATTTCCAACCCTGTTTACCTAATGGGATTAAGTCAGGTCTATCAAATTTTAAACCTAAATGTTGCCCTGCCAAACTTGCTAAAAGATTTACAGGTGTCCAAGTCTTACCATATTTCTGACTACGTTGTAATCCAATTTGTCGTACACCCCATAATAATCCTTTTGCTGATAAGAAGAATGACCCAATCCTTGCGACATCTACCAATGCTCGTGTAGTAGATGCTACAATACCACCTCTAATTAGACCATCATCTATACCAAGACCAAAGTCCCAAAATTGAGGTTCACCTTTTGATATTTTTTTACGTTGTATACCGCGGAGTATGTAAGGTGCTTTTATTATGTTTAATGAGTTTGGTGAATCATCTTTAAGATTAAATTTGTGATACATCTTATCTAAAAATGATGGTGAATTACGTTGCTCCATCATATCACCAATACTTTTATATACATCAGAGTATCGATTCCCGTCAGGAGTGTATTTTTGAGTATCACCAGTTACACCACCAGTTCTAAATTGACCATAACCTGCTTCAAAAGACAATCCAGGATTTATTTTTTGGAAATCAGAATATTGTGACAACTCTACTACAAATTCCGTTTTTTTAGATTCTTCGTTTGTTGTAAATCCGGTTTTAAAGTTAGAGAACTTTGAAGAGTTTTGGTTAAACTCTTTAGGAGATGTAATTCCTGTAAATTTACTATCATCCATACGATTAAACTCAGAAGTAAACCCCTTTGCATGAACATCGGTAATGTAGTTTACTTCAGTTGGTGTAGTTTCACCTAAGAACTTTTCACTCAAATTAAAATCAGCTGGCGTAGTCTCACCTAAGAACTTCTCTTCTGAGTTAAACTCAGTAGGAGTTGTCTCACCTAAGAACTTCTCTTCTAAGTTAAACTCAGTAGGAGTTGTTTCACCTAAGAACTTTTCAGTTAAACTAAATTCACTTGGCGTAGTCTCACCTAAGAAGTTTTGAATGAATCTGAATTCGGATGGGGTGGTTTCACCTTTGAACTTTTCCTCACCGGAGTAGTCTTGAGGAGTCGTTTGACCCTTAAATCTATCTCCTTGAGTAATATTTTCCGTTTTCGTTTCACCTTTAAATTTATCGCCTTGATTTACTTCTTGTGTTTCAGTTTGTCCTAAGTATCGTTCTTCCAACGACATTTTAGATGGGGCCGTTTCTCCCAAATAGTTTGATGAGTTATCAAACTTAGATGGGGTCGTTTCTCCCAAATAGTTTGATGAGTTATCAAACTTGTTTGGAGTTACACCTTGTTTAGGTGTAGTTGTATTTGATTTAGGAGCAGATGGGGACTTGTCCACAAGTTGAGACAATGGGGTCTGATTAGTAGACTTAGGGATATCCACTCTCTTCTTGTCAGAAAGTGGTTTCTCTGTTGGTCTTCTAAACTTAGACAAATCTGATTTTAAATCTTTTAATGCCATCCAATTATCCCATCTGCTTATTAAATGATTTATTCATTGATTGTTTCTTAGTAATTTCACTAATTACTCTACCATCTACTACAATTTGAAGAGGTTGGTTACCCATTGCAGCTGCCAGCCTGTCATAGTCAATACCACCACCGGCACTATCACCTGCTAATTTACCGGCCATTGCTGCTGGATTGGTAGTTGCCATAATAAAGTCTGCCGGATTGGTTTTGATTACATCACCACTTGGTGTAATTACACCATCATCTATGGAGTCGGATGCACCCTCGTCATATCCAGTGGATTTAGTGCCACCACCCCCAAATAGAGCACCAATCGTGTCACCAACCCATTGAAATGGTGCTACAACAAAGTCATAAATTGCCTGACCCATCATCTTAATACCCTCAATTGGGTCAGTAAATAATGTAATAAACCCTCTAAGAAGTTTGAATATCGCACCTACCATTTTGAACGAATTAATTATCGTTGGTAGAATCAGGTCAACCAAGTAACCAACAACTGGAAGAATAATAGCACCTGCTTCAGCAAGAGCTGCATTCATCTTATCCATTGCAGCACTCATCTTTTCTTGTTGAGATTGTTTCTCTCTATCAAGTATCATTTGCTTGGCCTTTTCATCAGATAGACCGGCACTCATTAGTTGTTCCTTACTTACATTGTCTAAGTTTTTAACACCCAACTTATTCATAACCATTTGCTGTTCATTCATCTTCAACATTTGGTCAACTGACATACCCATTGCATCTGCAATTGCCTTTTGTTGGATTCGTGACTTTTGACTCACATCACCAATCTCACTCATTTGTTTTGCTTGGAGTCGTAATACTTCACCTTGTTCACCTGCTAGTTGTGCTGCACGGATAGCAGTGTTATTGAGGTTAACACCAGTTAACACTCTTGCTTTCATCTCGGCTTGAAGTGAACTTTCCATATTAAGAAGATTATCTGCGGCATCCGATGATTCTTGTAATGTAGTACCCAATGCCTTCGCTTGAGTAACTGCCATAGCCATCTCTTTAACATTACCCTTGAATGTAGAACGCATTTCTAAAGATAAGTTGGATATGTCTTTTAGTACACCGGCAAAGTCGACTGAAGCACCTGTGAGTTCATTAAAACCACCAACTGTCGATGCTACTTCGGTTTGCATATCACGAACACTCATGCCAGATGCAGCTGACATCTTTTGGAAGTTTGCAGCCTCTTCACCAGACATACCCATATACTTAGTCAAGTGAATTTGGTCTTGTAACATTTTGGCGGAATATTGTGCAGTCATTCCTATGGACTCTGCGAGTTGTTTTTGAGACTCAATCAGACTCTTGGTATTAATATTCAAGTTACCACTCATAACAGACATATTATTAAAGTTGGTAACCATTTCTTTAGCTTGACTATTAGCAATACCCATCTCACGACTTAAATCAGCTACTTGTTGGTCAACTCCAAGTGCTTTTTTCAATAGAACCATTGCGGCTATAATAGGAAGAATAATCGGTAGGAGTGGTGAAATTGCGGCCCATAAACTTGCCCCAAATGATATTATAGATGGGATTGCTGACCTAAACGACATTGCAATTGCCTTACCAGCGGGAACTCCCGCAGCAGTTAACATTACGAATTGTTGGGTAATACCCTTCATAATACCACCCATTTGTTTTTTTAATCCACCAAAGTCCATTGTAGATGCTAATAATCCCCCAATGAGTGGGATATTTTTGATTTGACCTTCAAGACCATCTAACATACCATTTGCTTTGGTCTCAAGTTCACCTTGTAAGTCCCGCCTCCGTTCTTCAGTCTTGATTACATCCTTGAGTGTATCTACTTCTTCTTTTAAATTTCGACCATGTGTAGTTCTACCATCCACCAACTCTTTCATTGACGTTTCGTAGTCTTCTAATAATTCCCTTTGTTGCTCAAGATTATCAACCTCATCAACCATTCCACTTAGTAAGTTTTTTCTAAGCTTACCCAACTCCTTGGCATTTTCAATTTGGTCTTGCATTTTACGATTAAGTAGGTCGGCTTGGCTATTAAGGAAGTCATTGTCCTCCATAGCCTGCTTACGAGCCTTACTCTCTTCGTTTCTCTGCTTATTAGTCTTTGCCATTTGGGTTATCCAATATTACTTATTTAAAAGTATCTTTAGAGTTTTTGATGTGATTATCGATGTCTATTTTAAGTTGGCGTGACGCTTTAGCTAAATCGTTAAAGCTTTTATTGACAGCCGGGTCTTTTTGAGCCAACTTCTCCATACCTTTTAAAACTTTGCGAGCGACAAGTTTTTGTAAAAAATTCATATATCTCCTGTTGTTATCTTAATATAAATATCAAAGGGGAACTATTTTCGTGTTCCCCTTTGTGATTTATTTATAGATTCTGTATTTGCTTTTTTTTCAGCTTGTTTAAATTCTAAAATTTTACTGATGTAAAACTTACGGGCCCAAACTGGCATATTATACACATCGTTCCAAGTAAACCCACCATTTCCGTGATAAATTAAATCAAAAATATGTGAATGTAGTTGCTGTCTGTAATTAATCTTCAGGCCAAAAAAAGGTCACGTCCATAGGTAAGGACATAAACCTCCCTTCCCCAGTTTCCTCCGAAATGAATTCCCATTCTAAATCCATATCAGGAGAAACTTTTTTAATATATGTTCTAAGAGCTCTACTATCTTGAGCAAATAACTCATTATCTACAAAATTATCAATTATACGCTGGTCATAGTCACCATCTACTGATAAAATTGTTTGCTTTAGTCGGGTGGTTAGTTCAGAACTTGTTTCGTTTTTTAGTTTACGATTTTTCTTACGTTCTTCTTTGAGTATATGCTTTACTTTCCTATCCTTAGATTCGGTTGTAATCATAAATGTCAGTTTTCTCTTAGATTGTGGAAGTTCTAACTCGAATTCGTTTTTGTTTTGTTCTAATTGATGTGAACCATCATATTCTTTATTATCAAATTGAGTAAGGTCAATGATTTCATTTTGAGTATTATTACTAAACGGGTCATTTACTTCGACTTTATATTCTTTACCATACCCCAAGATTCGTGCTGCTATCATAATAGCATTTTTGTCACCCACTATTAGGTCTACATACTTAACAGGTGTTCCATCACCATTTGATACAATTAGAGATTGAAATAATCGGTCTAAAACCGAACCATCTTTGATATATGACTGAGTGGTTAGAATATCCTCTTCTCTAGCGGTCATGTACTTCATCTCTACTTTACCACTCGATAATGGATTGTCTTTAGAATAAACCAAACCACGAGATGGTAGTTCGATAATTTCGGTTGGAAACTTGTAATCACTTACTTGTTTCACCTCATGTGCTTTTTTTAATTGTTCAACTGCCTCTTCATTAGACATTTGATAGTCGTCTTGTAAATCTTTCATAACTTTTCCTTGTCATTCTATTGGTTAACCATATATAAGTATGTAACTCAGGCATTTATAATACAAAAACCCCCACCAATGGTGAGGGTTTCTAAAATTTTAAAAGTATAAAGTGATATTATCCACTTACTGCGTCAAATCTATAACCAGCGCCGTCTTCTATAAGTGCGTGTGTTCCACCCGCGTAAGACTCCGGTAATTGCATGTCAACTTCTACTTTTTCATAACCAGCAGCTGTACCATAATCTTCACCTGAAAGGTCACTGATTACATCACAAGTTACACCGGTTTCTGATTGTGTTACGTTTCCGTATGATGCGAATACGATTACTTTTGTAGACGCGTCTCTAATGATTGATAACATATATTCTCCTTTATTATTTGGTTAACCTTATATAAGTATTATTTTTAAATTAAAAAACCCCCACAATTACGTGAGGGTTTTCAGTTTTCATTTTACAATCAATATTTTAGTATTGTAGTATTGCGTAATCGTAAGTCAATGTCATTTCAACAGTAGCGATATCTTCACCACTATAATCCATGTCAGAGAAATTAGCAGATTGGATAAATGCTCCTTTTAGTGTCCACTCTTCTACTTTATCACCAACAGGACCCAAACTGTTAAATGTGATATCTTTTTTGTAGAAGTCAGAATAACCATCACGACCAGTTACCGATTCGTGGTGTAGTCTTACCCACTCCATAGTAGCTTGTGCAGCAGATGGTACTACTGGATCGTATAAAGTTACTGATAAGTCACTCCACTCAGAACGACCTTTTACATATCTACGGGTGTTGATATGGTCAATAGTCACCTTACCATTTGTAATTTCAGGTCTTGCAGCGGTTTTCACCAAGTATGCAGGAATTCCTTCAATATACATAATGAACCGATTTGACATCTTCGGTTCGAAGTTGGTGAACATAATTTCATTTGGGTCTAATAGCTGTGCCATTTATAATCTCCTATTATCTCTTTCTAATAAATAGTCTAATTCTACAATTATGCCTCAGGGAATGCAGCGCCAGTTGGAAGTATGTTGAAATCAAGAACAATGAATTCAGCAGTCTTCGTTGGTTGTAAGTAAATTTCCCCTACCATAATGTTTCTATCAATCACATCTGGAGTGTTGTTGGAATCATCCATTACCACTTTAAATGTGTATAAACCTTGTCTTTGTTGAATTGATTCTAAGTAAGGATTAACGATTGACAAGAATCTATTTCTTGTTGCAGCGGTGTTATTTTCAAATACCAAGTATCTTGTTGAAGATGCGATGTATTTCTTAACTGCGATTAACAATCTTCTTACATTGATTCTATCCAATGCTGATGGTTTAGCTTGTAATGTCTTTTGACCGAATACCGTAGCACCTTGTCCAGGGAACGTAGCGATTGGGTTAATACGGGCCGTATATAGTGTATCTCTCTCATCGTGAGTAAGACGTGTCTTAACTTCGATTACATTTGGAAGACCACCACGATTCAAACCAGCGGGAGCGTACCATTCAGCAGCAACCGAGTCATTGAATGCGATAACGCCTGGTAGAACAACACTTGGCGGAACCCATACTGGCTTGTTCTTATCAGTATCAAGGATTTTAACCCATGGGTGATAAGTAGCAACATAGTTTGAGTCGAATGAAGTAAGTGAGTTGTTTACAGTTGCAATAGAATCTTGATATGCACCAGCATCCATTACGTAGAAACAATCTAATCTATCTTCACACATATCTTTAGCGAATGTGGTTACTGAAGAGTGTAGTCTATTGATTACACCTGGAAGTACTACCATATTGATATCGAACTCATCTGGATTAGAGATTGAGTTGATAGCTTTTCTATATGCTAATGTACCAGCAGCGGTAGCTGATGACATATCCATACCTTGGTTGTTACCGGCAATAATATCCTTACCTACATTTACCACTCTATTTGGTTCGAATCCATCGAAACCACCTTGGAATGGAACTAAGAACTTCTTAGCATCTATATCAGATGATAATGTAATAGTAGACCCGTTTGAGTGACAATCTGCCAAATCAAAGTCATTACCTACTTTTTCAACATTTGAACCTGGAAGTGGTTGTAGGAAGTTTAAGTTGTCAGTTGACGTAAAGTCAAAATCATAACCAAAAAATACTCTCTTATTATATTCACCAGCGAGTGACTGAGATACATTATAAGTTGGAGAAGGTAGGTCGTAAGTTTCGTGTAATGGTGACGTTAATTTACCAAATCCAAATGGTACAAGTGTTGAGTCGATTGACCCAGCATCTACATCAGATGAAACTGATACTCTAATATGAGCGGATGCGTTAGGATAATCACCATTTGAAGTTAATTTACCATTATCATCAACTGTAATGTATTTGTCACCAATTACTCTCTTGATGTAGTTTGGTGAGTTAGGGTCAAGATTTACACCTTGAAATTCTTCTATAATATTTGGTCTTGTATCAGAATCTTGAACACTTTGGCCGAAAATTGAATTAGGAATCTTTCCAGTGTCTACTCTACGTACTACAACACTAAATGTACCATATTCAGAACCTGGCACCTCAGATGCAAGTTTGATATTACTAATACCTACTTTGAATTCGTAGTTAGTAGAGTTACCATGAGATAATGTATGGAATTTAATCAAGTTAGCAGCAGTTCCTGCTACCTTTTGTGATTTAATCCATGGAGTAGATGCTTCAGAATATGCGTTAGTATAGTCAACGTCCACTTTAACAAGTGATACGGTTGGTACTTCACCATCTTTAGCAAGCGATTCTGCTTGGAATGTTGAGAAGTTTAATTGAGTGTAAGCATCTTTAGATGACTTAGGAGAGTAACCATATAACTTAGTAATATAGTTTTCGTCTGCCGGGTCAAGTGATGCTGAATTAACATTTACATCATCACTACCACTTGTTACTGAACTACCACTTAGGGTTAGTAAGAATGCAGAAGCACTAACACCGGTAATGATACTGTCGTCAAAATCACCACTACCTAAAGTAGTAGTCGGATGTAGTAAAGCACCTACCTTTTGACCAGCTGATGAAGATACTACCAATGCGATTGGTTTTGCGGTATATCCATCTTTACCTAATACTCTTACGATAGTTGCAGTACCTGCTTCTTCTAAATACGATTGAGCGGTATACGGAAGATATGAATCCTCAGTAAGACCACCAAATTTTTGTTGGAATTCTTGAAATGATTCTACTTTCGTTGGTACGAAAGCAGGGCCCTTTATCGATTGTCCGATAAGTGCCGCACCTATCTCACCAATACCTTGTGGTAAAAATGAGAGGTCTTTTTCTCTTGTAAAAACTCCAGGACTTACAATTCTTTCAGCCATTTTCTTCTCCTAAAATATAAATTTCGGTTTTCCTTATTATAAATACATTAAAAAATAACTAAACGACTACTTATTTTGTAGGCGTGAACTCATTTTTGGAAATATCATAAGTCCCCTCACCATATTTCTCTTTTAATTCAACTGCTAGTTCCGTTTCTTGAGTACCTAATTGCTTATATTCAGATATAAGAGATTGTTTTTGTTGTTTTAACTCTTGAAATACAGTTTCTAACCCATTTATTTCTATCTCAACCTCACCAACTCTTGTATTAATAGTTAATACTTTTTGTTGTAATGTTTGAATTTTACTTACTTCGTCTTCAGTAAATTTAATAATTTGCTTTTCTTCCATAACTTGTTATATTTGTTGTATTATATAAATATGTAAAAATTATTGATTACCACTCGGTATTGTAGAATCATTTTCACCAGTTATATTAGTATTCCACAAAACCTTACCTATCGATATCTTACGTTTAGTATTATTTGAAATTCCGGCATATTCCGGCATTATATACGCTTTCGCTGTAAGACTGATATTGGCACGTGTAATTCTATCTTGTCCCATTTCAGATATGGTTTCAAATGAATACGACTCACCTTTTATTTGGAATTTATATCTATCACCAAAGGAACGTCCTTGGAAAAATACGATTTGTTCAACAATCTTATTGACTTGTTCCATATAATCACACCATACAACTACTTCATACTCTAAATTTACATAATCAGGTCTTTCAACCGACATATATTCTTTTTTAGGAGATTGACCAGTTAATATTGAGAATTGGTCGTATCTATTGGTCTTACTATACGTTCTCTCGAACATTTGATGAGCATCTTCGTTTTGTGCTACTTTTAATTTAGCTAAATCGGTGTTTATTGAAAGATTATTTCGTTTGAACGATATAACAGGTGTTAATAACATTCCGTTATCGTCTTTCATAAAACCATCACGTTGTGAACTTGCCCACTTCTCAGGAGAAGCATACATTACAGGTACGGGATAAAATCTACCATCATCTTCAACAGTAGGTTTAATATCTACCTCTAAAAAGTTCTTAAATGCAGTATCAACATCGTAAATACCAACAGAAACGTTTTTTACGTTGTCTTGGTCCCTACGTATCTGATTTGCCTTATTCAATTTCACATCTTCTGATGTTGAAGATTGTGTTTGAGTAAGGTTTGGTTTAGATTTGTCTTCGTTTCTATACTTTTGAGCCATTTTACAATCCTAATGGAACTTCATTATCATTTTGTCGTGAATTACCTTTATAAGTATCTACCAATTTGATAGAAGTTTGACGTGTAACGTGTGTATCACATATAATGGATACATTAAGACCTTGTGAATCACCGCCATCCCATGTTTGTGGGTTTTTACCAGCAACATATTGATACGAATATTGGGCATCGATTAAATGATACTCACCATTCCACTCAATAACGTCACCAACCTCTGGCACAAGTGCTTTTTCAACCAAAGTATCACGAAGAAATCTAAACTGAACTTCACGTGAGTATGATTGGCCGAAATCATCGGATATTTGACTTGACTGACCCCTCTCAATAATAGATGGTATTTTAATCGGCTGATTGAATACCTTATCTTTACCCTCACCATATAGATTTGACTTTGTATCAGTCAAGGCTACTTGGTAATAGTAGATTTCAGTATCAATAATGTCGTTGATAAGTTCTTTATTCACTTTATTGAATAGAGCCATATCTCGTTGTCCACCGAATAGTGCCATTTGGTTATCCTATAAAAATTGGTCTTGGTACTCTATTTAGAGTTTCTTCTAAATACTCCGATTCTTCTTTTCTCGCTTCCATCAATGCTCTACGAGATGTTGATTCCAACATTTCAGTCAATTGAGTCATCAATGCTTCTTTTTCAGCAGATGCTTCGTTACGAAGGTCAGACCCATCAAGTGTTACATCAGCACCCGGTATTGGTATAGAAGAAAACTTAGAACGAACTGCACCTAACATCTCTTTAGCCAATGCTAATGAGTATCTAGCAATCCATTGTTTACCTGATGAATTGATATTTGAGTATACTAATCTTCCAAATGGAGCGTTAGACAAATCACTCACTACGTTTGAGTTTGCTATTGGTGAATTTACCTCACTATCTAATGTATAATCAAAATACACCTTAGCGCCAGTATCACCACCACTTGGAATTGGATATAGTCTAATTCTCTGACCATCAACATGGAATCCATATGATGATTTACGAATCTTATCGTTGAATTCTATTGCTTGAAGTCTTAAAAGGTCATCAAACATTGGTTGCATCATAAAAGAAACACCTGGCGAGTAGTTACCCCACCCAAAGGTTTCCATCATTTGTTGTGAACCCATACCAGTACCTACGAATGGGTCAAAGTATCTAATGATTGCTGGTGGTTGTGTGTGGTATACTCTACGAAGCGTTACACCATTTGCAATTACACCATTTTCTAAGTTTACGTTATTATCATCACCAAGGTCATAAATTTGTTGACCTGCAACCATTTCAAATGAACCAGTATATACTGTTACTTTACCACCACTAAGTGCCTCAGTACCATAATCCTTAGCAATATTTACTAAGTTTTGCATATTAGCGTTCATATTTGTATTTGTCAAATCCAAATCCAAGTCAGAACCTTGAATAGATAACATATTCTCTTTTGCTCTATATTGGTTTACTTGAGATGAATACTCACTTACAGCTTCTTCGAGGCAAGCGAACATATTGATATCTTGTAATTCAATATCGATTATAGGGTAACCCAAACGTTTAGCACACCACTCAGCCACTTTGGGGGCATCTGATTGGAATTGTGTATCACTATCAAAATACCCAAATGGAGTTGATGAACCACTTGCGAATGAGCCTGAACCTGGCCAAATTGGAATGTTTACTGACATTTATGCTCCTAAATACTATTAGTCATTATATAAATAGTATGTAGGTTATCTTTCCGTATTTCTCATAAAGGAAACTATGATATATCTTTTACCTGACGATACCGCTCTTGCCCCATGTTTATGGGTTATATTTCCAGGATGTAAAGTTACATACCCTATATCATTTTTTAATAATTGTTTTTGTCGTCTGAACCATGTACCACCACCCTCATATTCAGTGAGGTTTGATAATTGTACTAAACACGTAATGTCAGACATATCATGGTGTATTGATAAATGACCTTGAGCATTTGGCGTGTATCTGGCTAAAAAGTTTTCTGATGTTAGGTTATCCCAACCCTTACCTTCCAATTCCCACATATGAATCGAAAGTGGCATGACATACTCTTTTAGAACATCCATATAAATGTCCTGCATTCCAATAGTTTCTAATATCATATCAGTGGTTGGATAATTTTCATGCCTATCAACTGTCCAAGCATCTGCATACTCAGCTTCTTCCCTAATCATTTTACAAAACTCAGGAGTAAATAATGGAAATGAGAATGTATTTGTAAATGGTTCATCTACAATCAAATCCCATTCTTTAGTTTTAGCTGAGTATGTTATGAATCGTTCTTTCCAAGAATGAGCGTTATCATAATATGTATACAATTCTGGATGTAGTTTATCAGGCATAACTTTAAACTCTATTGTATCTATCCATTTCTTATATATCTTTGGAAAGTCAAATTGCTTTACTTTATTTTTAGAATTATCTAATATTTTAGAAGATAGTGATGGTGAATTTTTCAACCTACCAATTTGTTGTATAAGTGAACTTTCTAAATCACTATCTTTTTTAGATGATGGTTCGATTATACCACACCCCTGTATTAGTGATAAAAGATTACCAGTATCAGTTGTTAATATCTTAACACCACCTTGCATCATTTCTAATGCCGTTATACAAAATGTCTCATCATACTTGGATGGGTACAGCCAATATTCGGATTTAGAAATCTCATTGTATAATTTTTTTGGAGATAACCCATCGTAAAATGTAACACCATCTAAATCATCTTTATACGAATCATACCACTCAAGTGCATATGGTGGTGAGGTTACTATCAATGTAGCGTCTGAGTACAACGCCTTTATCTTCGGCCACATTCTTAGTAGGGTTTTTAATCCTCTATCTGGAGCTGATGAGTATATAAATCTATTTGGTATCTTTTCGTTAGATATACCACTCCAATCTGATAAGTCTATACCATTTGGGATTACTAAGACTTTGTGTTCTAACTCAGGATATTTTTTTAAGAATATTTCCTTTTGGTAATTCGATACCAATACGATATTGGTCATTCTATCATCTAAGAAGAAATCATAACCATCGTTGTCTAATGTCATACCATTCCACCACGGATAGTATTCATTATTATGAATCCAAAAGTAAGATTTGTCGTATGTAATATTATGTTCAGCTAACTCTAATATATAATGAATATAGTTAGTACATATTACAATATCAAATTTATTATTTTTATATTTTTTGGAAAGTATCTCGTAATCTACATAGTCAACACCATCGATGTTGGCCGTGTCAACTTCACCAGTAACTACAACGTCATGGCCGTTTAACTTGAAGAAGTGTGCTAATTTGAGTACCATATACTCAGTGCCACCAGCACCTTCGTTAATCCAAGTATCTAATGACCATTTAGATTTTTGATAACCTGATACAAATAATACCTTCATATTTTATTTATTTAAATGGTTCACCACCCACCCACAATACAAAGGACTTTCGTGTACCTTTAGTTATAGGTGTTACTCTGTGTAGAAAGAATGATGGAAAAATAACAGCAGCTCCCTTTATACGTGGTGCTGTAATCCAACTACCACCAATATTAAATTGTAAATCACCACCCTCATATTCAGATGGGTCGGATAATTGAACAGTTACTGAGACCTTCCGTTGGTTTTGTATACCAATACCACAATCCATATGCCAGTCGTACTGACCACCACCACTATAATATTCGGTATATTGAATTTGCTCTCTCATTTGAGTTAATTCAAAGTCCCACATGGTTTTATTAGCGGTCTTAATCATATCAGACAACTTTTCGTATACCCAATACCACTCGTCTGATTGTGGACACCATTTAATTTTTGATTTTCTATAATCGGTGATTTTGGATTTAACATCTTGACCAGTTTGAGCGTCTACCCAATCCAAATTAGTTGTGAGGGATTCTATATCAACGAGTTCGGTAGTAGTAAACCCATCTTTAAACCAGTAGTAATTTGAGTAGTCTACAAAGCTACGTGAACTATCACTAAAATTAAAATTCTTTTCCATAACTAAACTTATTTACTATAAATATGAAAATTTATTTAATAAGATGAACCACTGAAGTAAGTTTCTACTACATAAAGAGGGTCACCACTTGAATAACCATATTCTTTGAATACCAACTTATCTAAAGACTCATCCCATTCAAAATATCCACCCGATAACTGGTTACCTTTATCACCAACACCACCTTGTTGACCTTTAGAACCAGTTTCACCAAGTGGTGAAGCGCCAGTCTGGCCTTTTTGACCCTCACCACCAGTATTGCCTTGTATACCTTTAGGACCTTGAGCACCTTTATGACCTTGAACACCTTTAGGACCTTGACCGCCAGTTTCACCTTTTTGACCTTTAGGTGATAATCCAATTATACCTTTTATACCTTTAGGACCTTGAATACCTTTAGAACCTTGAATACCTTTATCACCACTATCACCTGAAATACCTGATGGTCCTTGAGCACCCGTTTCACCTTTTTGACCTTTAGGTGATTCACCTACTGCACCTTCATCACCTACTCCACCTTGAACACCTTTAGGGCCTTGAACGCCTTTAGGACCTTGAACACCTTTAGGACCTTGACCACCAGTTTCACCTTTTTGACCTTTAGGTGATAATCCAATTATACCCTTTATACCTTTAGGACCTTGAATACCTTTAGAACCTTGAACACCCTTATCACCACTATCACCTGAAATACCTGATGGTCCTTGAGCACCCGTTTCACCTTTTTGACCTTTAGGTGATTCACCTACTGCACCTTCATCACCTACTCCACCTTGAACACCTTTAGGGCCTTGAACGCCTTTAGGACCTTGAACACCTTTAGGACCTTGACCGCCAGTTTCACCTTTTTGACCTTTAGGTGATAATCCAATTATACCTTTTATACCTTTAGGACCTTGAACACCTTTAGAACCTTGAATACCTTTATTTCCACTATCACCTGAAATACCTGATGGTCCTTGAGCACCCGTTTCACCTTTTTGACCTTTAGGTGATTCACCTACTGCACCTTCATCACCTACTCCACCTTGAACACCTTTAGGGCCTTGAACGCCTTTAGGACCTTGAACACCTTTAGGACCTTGACCGCCAGTTTCACCTTTTTGACCTTTAGGTGATAATCCAATTATACCTTTTATACCTTTAGGACCTTGAACACCTTTAGAACCTTGAATACCTTTATTTCCACTATCACCTGAAATACCCGATGGTCCTTGAGCACCCGTTTCACCTTTTTGACCTTTAGGTGATTCACCTACTGCACCTTCATCACCTACTCCACCTTGAACACCTTTAGGGCCTTGAACACCTTTAGGGCCTTGCGGGCCAGTATCTCCTTTAGGACCAGTAGCTCCTTTTTGACCAGGAGCAGATGAACCTTGTGGGCCAGTTATACCTTTAGGACCTTGGTCACCAAGTGGGCCTTGAGGGCCAGTATCTCCTTTAGGGCCAGTAGCTCCTTTTTGACCTGCTGGTGATGGACCATTTACACCTTTAGGACCTTGAACACCTTTAGGGCCTTGAACACCATCTTCACCTTGACCACCAACAGGACCTTGAAGGCCAGTAGCTCCCTTTTGACCAGCAGCACCTTTAGGTGATGCGCCTACGGCACCTTCATCACCTACTCCACCTTGAACACCTTTAGGACCTTGAACACCTTTATCACCATTGGCACCAGATGGTCCTTCAGCACCTTGTGGGCCAGTTGCACCTTTTTGGCCTGCAGGTGATGGACCAACTGCACCTTGTGGGCCTTGAACACCTTTAGGACCTTGATTTCCTGAATTACCTTGTGGGCCAGTATCTCCTTTAGAGCCAGTAGCACCAGTTTCACCTTTTTGACCTTTAGGTGATGCACCTACTGCACCTTCATCACCTTGTGGGCCTTGAACACCCTTGGGACCTTGAATACCTTTAGGGCCTTGAGGGCCAGTATCTCCTTTAGGGCCAGTAGCACCTTTTTGACCTGCTGGTGATGCTCCATTTTTACCTTTAGGACCTTGAACACCTTTAGGGCCTTGAACGCCTTTAGGACCTTGAACACCTTTAGGGCCGGTTGAACCAGTAGCTCCCTTTTGACCAGCAGCACCTTTAGGTGATGCGCCTACGGCACCTTCATCACCTACTCCACCTTGAACACCTTTAGGACCTTGAACACCTTTATCACCATTGGCACCAGATGGTCCTT